GGATGACGCAAGTCTGCAATGGCAAACCGAAGCTCACCAAAGGCAAGAAAGACGGTTCGGGCGGAGGCAACGTCGCGCTCGATAGTGACACTTGTCTTAATAGTGGAGATCCGATCCTCATCGCATACGCGGAGGTTTCATCTGACAAGAAGATCCTCAGCACAGACATCCCCTTACTTGAGGCGGGAATTGACACGCCAATCCAAACGCGCTTTGAGGTCCTTCTTACTACCGGCCGAACCGGTTCGGGTAAAGGGGAAGACGAAGAAGGCGATGGGAACACGCAAAACATCCGCCGCAAGCCGGGCATAAGAGAGTGCTATATTCCTACGGATGGTTGGGTCTTCATCGACTCGGACTATCCCATGCTTGAGCTCCATACTTGGGCGGAAGTCTGTGCTCTCTGGTTAGGCTTCTCGCATATGGCGACGGTCCTTTCGTCGGAGACGAATAACGATCCGCATATGAACGTCGCGTCGCAGATCCTCCAAGCGCCGTTAGACTGGTGCTATCAGAACAAGAAAGATTCGAACGTTAAGCACAACAGGAATACTGCGAAGGTAGCTAACTTCGGTTTGCCTGGCGGGTTAGGTGTTGCGACGTTCGTCGACTACGCTGCAAAATCATATAAGGTCAAGATCTCAGAAGAGCTTGCAGCACACATCAAACAGACTTGGTTGAATACGTGGCCCGAAGCTAAGCCTTACTTCGAGCTTATCAACTCCTGTGATGGCACGATCAAGCTTCCGTATTCCGGCCTCGTACGTTCGGGTATGAGCTTTACGGCAGCATGTAACTTCCCGTTCCAAGGTCTCGGTGCTGTCATCGCAAAAGATGCCGCGTACCGATTGTGTCGTGCATGTTACGTCGAGGAAGACTCGCCACTCTTCGGTTCGAGGCCTGTGAATTTTATTCATGATCAGTTTCTCATCAAGACGCGAGATAATCAATACGCGCACGATGCGGCCGTCGAAACCGGACGCATCATGCGTGAGAGCGCGTTGAAATATCTACCCCACGTAGGCATGCGAGAGCTAGAACCTTGCTTGTGCCGCATGTGGTCCAAAGACGCTGAGGCGAAGTTCGACGGAAACGGTAGGTTGATCCCATGGCCAAGCTAAAACGCATCTATGTAGCCCATCCCCTTAGCGCCGATACTCCGGAAGGCATCCAGCGCAACCGCGAGAGCGCCGCGCGATGGGTGGCATGGGTGTTCAATCTGGGTTACGCGCCGGTCTGTTCGTGGATCACAATTACTGGAGTAATCGAAGACAGTCCAGACAACCGGGCAAACGGCCTCGAGTGTGACAAGCGTGAAGTCGAGACCTGTGATGAGATCTGGATGGTCGGCGGTCGCATCTCGAGCGGCATGAAGACCGAAGGCGAACACGCAATTCTTCATAACATCGTGGCTCGAGATTGGACCTATTTAGGACCTAATCCTCCGCCTCTTGATTGGACGCTCTGTCCGAAGAGATGGCGTCCATGATTCACGATTATTTCGACCCAGGTAACGTCACCGGCGTAGCACGCTTCGATTGCGGCCGTCTCGTCTATGCCGATGCCCTACGTTTTGAAGCGTTGATACGCATGCCATCGATGAGACCGAGTAATAAAACGGTCATCGAGCTTCCGCAGAGCTATCGTCTTGAGCACCAGAAGGGCGATCAGAACGATCTCATACGTCTTGCCTATCAGGCTGGACGCCTCGAAGAACGCCACGGTGCAGTCGGCAATACTGTGCTCGTTCTTCCGCGCCAGTGGAAGGGGCAGCGGCCGAAGAAGGTCACCCGAGCACGCGCCGAGCTTGTTCTTGATCCCTACGAACTTACGTTAATTCGCAGCGACGATCATAACCTCTGGGATGCAGTGGCAATAGGTCTCAGAGATTTAGGCAGAGTAACATGAAGAAGGAAAAGAAGATCGAGAAACTGACTTTCATCCAGTGGTTTCACAAGACGAAACCTGACGGTATGTCAGATAGTAAGTACCGCAAAGTACTCGAAGCCAAAAGCAAGGAGACCAACAACATCGTTTCGCATGAGACGATCCGTTCTCTTATGCTCGGTCAACGGCCGTCTTACAAGAAAGCCAAAGCGATCGAAGCACTGACAGGCATCTCCGCTATTGAATTGATCGAAGGATGAAAGCTTGGTTTGCGTGCGCCCTTTTCTTTACGGCCGCTGCGCTGTTTGGAATCGTCGAACTCATCCTAGGAGAAAAAGAAGATGACGCTAGCACTCCCGGAACTTCCAGATCCTAGCCCCATTCTCGCGGAACTTCGCGACTTCAAAGTCACGGCGGAGAACTATCAGGAGGTTTGTGATTCTCTCATCGAAGTCAAATCTCAATACAAGAGACTAGATGAAGAAGAAAAGAAGATCACAGATCCTCTTAAAGTCTCGATGAAGGCTGCTAAGGATTGGTTTGGTAAACCTAAGAAGGTTTATGAACAACTAGAAGTAATTCTTAAGAATCTAGTAGTCGGATATCAAGCCGAGCTGCAAGCAGTCAAGCGTCAGGCCATCGCAGAGATTTCGCAAGGCAGCCCTGACGCACGGCACACTTTGGCTGTCATCGCAGACTCGCCGCAACCTGTCGGTATTCAAACGCGCGAGATATGGGACTTCGAAATCGTCGATCGTACGAAGGTCCCCGGTCAGTTCTGGGTCATCGATGAAGCGGCAATTAGGCAGTACGCAGGCAAAAACGTAGATGTACCGGGTGTTCGGTTCTTTAAGAAACAGATAATAGCGGTAAAGACGTGAACACCCATATCATCATAGTCGAGGAGGTGATCGACGCTCCGACGGCGTACAAGATGCGTCGCAAACCTCATCGTCTTGTCTTGGGTCCATGCTCCGAAACCGTCGCTCGTGCATGGGCGGAGCGGTACAATAAGCGGCGCCGGTTCAGCGGTGCAAACAGCGCCGTCGCTCGCGTCGAACCATGGCGGCCGGGCGCTGCGTAGGCCCTAAGCGAGGCCCTCGGAAATGCCGTCCAGGGCGGCCCCATTGCCGCGTCTGCCGCCGTCCTACGCGCTGCGAGTGCGGCGCCTACCACTTCCCGCATCGGCGCGGAGGCGGGCTCTGTGGTGACCAGGACGCGATCAACGCGCTTCTCTACGGCCCCGATCCGTCACTCGCCGCGCGCAACGGAACCGATGCCTGAGACCTGCAAGGTCTGAGAAACATCGAGCGCCGAGTGCGTGAAGAACTGCCCCTGAGGGCTGACAGCGAGCTCTACGGCGTAGTTGCTGAGCGTCGGTCTGCCTACGGATCGGAATTTAGCACCGAGGTTCCAAGACAGATACCATCGGCGTCTGTTCGCACTCTGCGATGCACAGAACAGAATCGCGCTACCGAAGACACCAAAACATTTAAGTGAACTTCCCGCCGGCAAAGAAGCCGTTACGGACTGATAGGTGAAAGCGTTCGTGATCGATCCAGAGCACAGATAGAAACCGTGATCGCCTCCAGCTTTCTGGACTCCGATAATGTATGTGTCTTCTTCTGCGCTATAATAAATACCCAGAATAGTATCGGTCGTAGCAAACGCACCAACTTTTTGCGTCCAGACTCCACCAACGTCCGTTGAGTACCAAAGTCTCGGTGTGCTAGCCGTCACATCATTTTTTGTAACAACAACAATTTCACCAGCACGATGTGCGGAACGTACGCTGCCAGGAAGATTGACGGCGTCGATTTGATGTATGCCACCCCACGTGCTTCCAGAGTCGTCGCTTTCCCAAACAGTGAATTCGGTACTGTTCTTAGAACCGAAGATGAAAATTCTACCGCCGGTCGGAGTATCATCGAACGGAATATAATGCGAATGATAAGCGAACGCTCCTCCGCCTGAGACGCCAGGAAGGGTATTATTCGTTCCGCTGTTCAGATCTGCCGCTGTTTGACGATAATTAATAGCCGCGCCTGCGTCGCCATTGAATTGAACGGAGATGCCCGTTGCTTCGTCAACCGCACCAAAGTGGTATTTTACTGCGGCTCCCGTAGAGAACTTGTCGAGCGCGCAAGCATCTCCAACATAGAAGATGCCGTTAGCGTTTTGGCCATGAACGAACCAAGCTTGATGGTAGTTGCTCCAATAGTTCTGGATACCGCCGAGGCCTAGGCTCGTGAATAAAAACGTACCTGGCGCAACGTCAGAATCATGCTCGAGTGGACGAGACCAATTCATGAAACCGATGTCTGCAAGGTAGTCCATATACCTTGCCATCGAACGCTTCCAAGAGTTTTCGTATTGTGCCGGCCACTGATCTTTAGGAATCAAACCACCGTTGCGAAGAGCAACAGCAGGAGGCACGGCAGTAGGAAGACCGGACCACGGATCAGTACCCGCCGGATAGTTTGCGTTCTCAGACCAAAACGGAATAACGTCTGCGGGACGACCGGTCATGTGATTACACTCGCTAACTTTCCGGCTGGAGATGCTAGATTATTAGCATCAGAAAAAGCATGTTGCGGGGAAGAACCGCCGCTGTAATAATCATTAAACTGGAAACTGTCTGTATCTGTAGCGAAGACGAAAGTCAGACGTACGCCAGCCGCATTCACTTTACCTTGAAAGAAGATGCGACGAAGCACATCAACCATTTCCGTGCTGGTCAAGAAAAGGCTTGTGATAGGCGCTATAGAAGTAAGAACGCCTCCAGCTGGGAAAATCTCAGTCATCCGGAGATTAGCTGGATCATTCCCCATCAACTCCCAAATGCGTTCGAAATCGCCGGCGCGACCGCTACTCTTGTTCTGTGCAATCTTCGTATTGATGAGCAAACGATATGCTTCATCGTTCGATGAATTGCGAGCAGCGCCAACAATCTTACCGATTATATCGAGCCATATTCCGTACGCAGTCCGGGCATCTCGAGCAAGTACTACTTCTTTGATAGCGTCTCTAATCTCTTCACATTCCGCAACGTAAGAAGAGATCAACGCTTCAAGGATAGGTTTACCCTTGTACTGCTCCAATAGCAGACTCAGCGCGTCTGCTTTTAGAGATTTAGTAAAGTCGGGTTTGCCAGCCATTACCACTCAATAAGCAAATCTACCGTACTCGAAACGATCTGCGACGCTTCAATATCTAGCTTGCTGCCGGCGGGCAACGTGACAAAAGTCTCGTTGGCATCATCCCATTGTCGCTTGATGACGAGACCGCTGGCCGCAACGGCAGCAATGTTTGTAATGCGCTTACAAGCCTTAGGACCGTTGCCCGCAGTATTGCTGTAACCTGCAATATCGAAGTTAGCTGCACCCGCGGATGGCAAATAGTGCCAAAGCGACGCGGGTCCAGTTCTACCGTTCTTCTGTGCCGTTCCTGAGTTTGCCATAATTTACCTCTTGACAAGCGCCACGATCAATGCTGCGAGCGAGACCAACAGCACTAGAGCCCATGGCGCAACGTTTTTTAGTGTAACACTGATACCGAGTGGGCGCACGGAGAGATGAGTTTCACTTCCTTGTTTCTCTCGGTACTTAGCAAGCGCTTTCATGTCTTCTTTGATGCCGCCGATTTGCCTTTCAAGACGACCAATCTCGGAACGCACCAGCCTTTCAACCCTAGCCGCATCGGCTAAGCATTTACCATAGTTCTCTTCAAGTTGTTCGATGCGGCTGGCCATTACGGTATGCGTACCCTGCGTTAGCGTGCTGGACTATATCAGAACGTTCGCGGATCCGCCGTCACGCGGAACGAGTCGATCCCGACCTGCACACTAGAACTCGAGCCGTTTTTCGTGCCGAGGACCGTCACGGTGATCGCGTGTTTCGTCCCATCGAGCGCGCCAGATGACCAGCACGTCTGATGCACGGCCGGAGAAGCCGCGTAGGCGTCGATCGTAGTCGGGGTCCCGCTGTCGATCTTTACGGAGAATTGCCCGCGGTCCGGGCCTTTCGTGCAGACGACGTCAGCGGCCGTTGTGCCCACATGGGTAAAGACGGCGGTGTCGTTCGTCGTGGAGTCCAGGTTTTCGTCGTAGTCGTGCGATCCAACAGAAGCAGGACACGTCCAGCCGACACCGGTATGCGCCATTGCGCCGCCAATGTTGCAGGCGTCGACCTCGTAGGTGATCGACGAGGGACACTTGCTGGAGTTCACGCCCCATTTCGCGCACGCGATCCCGACGAGAAACCTGCTTCCCTCCTGCGTCGTCCGATTGATTCCAGGTCCGCCCTCCATGTATTCCGACCAGTTGTAAATGATGATTGCGCGATTCGTGAAACCGCTCGAGACGAAAGTAGCGGCGCCACGCAGATGATTGATCCACTCCGGCATCGTCGGCATGTCGGCGTACCCGAACGCCCACGACGGACGCGGGCGCGTATCTAGTAGCGCCGTTACCCCCGCCCACATCTCGAAGCCGGCCGGGGGCCAAAACGCACGGTCCTGTGTAATCTGATCTGTGTAAGGGTGTTGGCCCGCAGACAGGTGATTCGTGTTCGGTCCGTACGTGGTGATCGCGTTCTCGCCGAGCACGCCGGCCTGCGTAGTGTTGTGGTTCACATCCACGACGTATGGCGCTGCGCCGACAATGCTCGTGATAGTGGCGATCGCCGAGTTCATGTGCGTCGCGTCGATGTTGGATGAACCGTAAATCCCCCACAGCGGACGTCCGTTGTATCGGAAGTACTGCGGATCGAGCATTCGGTTTGCGATTTCGGTGATCTGTTGAGTGAAATAGCCGTAGCTCCCGAGCCCCGTGCAGTGCCCGCCGCACGCTCCGAAGTTATTCGGGTACGGCGGATAGCGTAGCCACGCGGCTTCAGAGATTACCGCGAATTTCATCTTCGACTTGTGCGTTGACGCCTGGAACTTGTCGAGCGGTGTTGCGATCGCGGTGATCGCCGGGATGTCGTCAGGTGTGCCTCCGATCACAGACGCGGTCGGATAATGCAGGTACCAGAAGAAATCGATGCCTGCATCGGCCGCATCGTCGATCTCAGCGTCGGCGATCGCTTGCGCATCAACGCCCGTTCCGTACTCAGCCCAACCGCGCGTCGGCTGACGCCACGCGAAGTCGGTCTGCCACGCCGCTTCTAGAGCGACGTCGAATTGGGTCTGATCCGTGTCAGACGACCACGCCGGATAGCGCAGAACGCCGATCGGCTGCGTGAATTGCGGGGCACCTTCGGCTTCGTTGCCCCCACTACATCTAGCCCCGCTTGGATGCCACCTATGAGGGTGTTAGCCCCAAGCCGGGGCGTAGTGGGGGCTAGTTGGCTCTCGGTGTCGTCCAACCCATCTTCTTATGGTACAGGTCCAAAAGAACATGGTGCGTAGACGCAATGGGGGTGCTGTTGATGACCGCAATTGCTTCGGAGACGGGCGTCGTAGTGTCGACCGTGGTGGTCGTTCCAATCGTTACGCCGTCGGCCTTGGCCGTTGCCGTGGTTCCGTCCCACGTCAGTAGCATGTGAGTCCACGTGTCTGTCGGGACAGGCACGGCAGTTCCGCCAGACAGCAGCGTAGGCGTCGACCCGACCATTGATACAGGACGCCAGTTCGGGGATGTTGCTGGAACGAATTCGAAGTACAACCCGTTCGCAGGGGCCGAGGAGTTGTCAACCCACCCGAACCGTACCGTTCCGATATCGGTCGAGTTGTTGAACAGCGCTGGCATCCTGATAAGCCAATGCTGCTCGAATTTCTGACCGCTGCCGAAAACAGTGGTGCCGACACCGCCACGAATCGCGTTCGCGACGCCGGTGCTCGCGGTCGTGCCTGCGACCAGATCGAGCACACCAGGATGATTCGCGTCAACGTTCGTGGTGACGAGGTTAACGCCAGCGCCAGTGCCGGCGAACCCGACGCGCCATCCTTGGCCGTACACCGTGCCATTGACCAGCGTGCCGTTCGCTGCTGCCGAGATCGGCCAATCAAACTCGTCGGTGACGTTCGACTGCGATAGTGGGCCGTTCGCCTGGCCAAGAATCGACTGCGAAACCTGCTCGTACGTGACACCCTCGCCGGTCGTCGTGCCGGCGCGCATGCCGGTGAATCCGTGATTCGCCATCGCGAGATCTCCTGTAGGCGGGAACGCCGATCCCCCGGCAGGGATGACGTTAATCGCCGTAAGATCAGCGGTGCCTACGACGTCAGATCCGGTCGTATTCGTGAAAGCCCAAACGCCTTTATTGGACGTTCCTGCAACCACAGTGAACGTAGCACCGTGCGCTGCGCTTCCTGCCGCAAACTGCGTGAGCCGAGTCCAAGAACCGGAAGCGCTCAGATAACAACCATCTTGCGTCGTCGTAGTCTGCGCAGCAGAGCATACAACCATGCCCGCAGTATTGATCGTTACGCCATCGACTGTGTTCGCTAGGCCGCTTAGCAAGCCGATGTTTGAAGTAGACCACGCATCTGCGTAGCCTTTCATTGTCATACCAAGACCATCGAGCTTGGTCTTGTCAGACCCGCTCATAAAACCGCCGAGGCTATCCCCGGGAACGACGAGCGTATGTCCACCGTGGATGCTCGTCGTACTATGGTCTACGTTTGCACCGAGCTTGGTGCCTCCATACACAGCTCCGAAGAAAGCACATAGAACGATCAAAGCCTCGGCAGCCAACGCTTGACGAGACTTAAGCTTAGAAAGGAAGTTAAACATGATTCACCGTAATATTAGAAGTATCAAGCGTAGCGATGTCACGAACACTAATAGGAATATCTGCCGTATCCCCCAGACCTGGAGGAATAGATAGTTTCAAACGAAGTGCGGGCGAAGTAAGAACCCCTTGAACGGACCTTGAAGCGGCACGTAGATCTAAAGCGTAGACCGTTCCTCCAGGCAGATAGCTTTCACTAACCGCTTTGAGTGCGGCTTTTACTTGAGCATCTCCGTCTAGCGGAAACGTCGAATCGATTTCTATATCGATATCTACGAACAAAACATCTTGATTTACACGAGAGAAATGCATCGTTTTGCTTTCTCCCGCGCTGGTCTTTGCTGTTCCTGTAGTCGATCCAAAAGTTTGAATACCGAACGCTTTGCTGTTCCAAATAGCTTGAGCGATTAAGTCGTTGTCGACGGGGCCATCCGGAGCAGGATCCCAAATCAAAACTTCAAAGCTATGAGGAGGAAGACCGTTTGCATCGACTATATCGCCATCATTTTCTAGCGTGCGAACAGACTTTAGGGCCGTTGGGTTAACTGCTTCGACGTCCGCCGAGATGGCAGGCTCAGATGCACCACCCTCCGCCCTAAGTTCTTCTTCTCGTCTGATGCGCAGCTCGTCGTCCGTTTCGATATTCCGCCCTGCGTTCGCATCGAACGGGTTCGTAGCTCCAACCCAATTAGGAACAGAAGAAAGACGGACGGTCAAAGTTCCCGCGGGCGCTTCGATGTGTCCGGTATTCTGTGCCGTGAAATCTGCGTTAAACGTTCCGGCACCGGGAGCTACTCGATTCGAATCGAGCACCCAAACGTTCGTGGGATCACCGTCTTGTGCAACCAAAGTTCCAGCTGGCCACGTCGTAGGACCTGAGCTTTGCAAACTGATCGTTACAGTTCCCTTAGTTGCCGACAATCTGGTTGTGCCGCTAATGGCACAAACCATATCTTGCTCGACACCTTCTTGGTCATCTGGATTGAATTGATTAACGACGAAATCAAGCTCTTCCCATAGTTCTGCGAGCTCCGCTGCATGTGATGCGTTAACTTGACCTTCGAGACTTTCGTCATCCGCAGCCCAGTTAGGATCGATAGACGCACGTTGCCGTGTGCGCAAAGACGCTAGTACGTCTTGCAACGTCTTCGGATTAAATCCGGTTGGCGTAATCCCGAAAGTCATGCTGTAAGAGTATCTCCGCCGTCTGTGAGAACTCGCCCAAGTTCATCGGTAAGAAACGACGTCGAACCTGAAACGGTTGTTAATCCTTCGCTGGTAGGCTCCGCAATTTGCGCACGCCATGCGATAGTTAGCTTACGAGTGACTCGATCCAGTTGTGCTTCGACCGTGAGGACCTGAACCACTCCAGCGGTCGCTGCGATGTGTTCCCTGATGACGGAACGAAACACACTAGTTGAAGTTCCGCGACGTCCAAGAAAATCTCTGAGATAAGGAACGCCCTTGCTCAGATCTAGAAACCACTCACCCAGAAAAAACTTAAGCCGTTGTTTGATGTTCTGAACAATCTTGTCGCCAGCTGTCACAAGCTGCAAACCCGCCCGACCGCTCTGCAGAGCAATATCTCCGGTCGCAGGATCTTGTGCAAGGCTAACGTAGATACTCATTGTGCGTAGACTCGTTCTGCGCCGACATCAGTATCTCTCACTTCAGGAGTGGAACCGAATGCGAGATTGAGAGCCGTAATAATCGACGCTAGCCCAGTCTCGGTTCCAGATGCGGTCGCAGTTCTGATTGTGTGAATCAATTGGCTGAGAATATCCGCAACCGGTGAAGCCAGCGCTACCCGGCTAGAGACATCAGGCCCTAAATAGATTCTATAAGGATCCGTATCGTCTACTTTCAAAAAATGGATTTGAGCAGGGCCGCCACTTGGCGATCCCTCAAAACCCAAAATCATTTTCTCATCATTGATCGCAATTAATGCGTCTTTGTTTGCTCCTCCTCCGGGATGAGCAACACAACTAGATAGATTGAAACGTCCAGCGAAGACAGGAGCAGCGGGTACGTTACCTGTTTCTCTATAGTCTCCTGCATATTGTTCGTCAAAGACCAGCCGAACAGGATCCCCTTGTTTCAAGGGAAAAGTAAGACAGAAACCCCCGCCCTTTGGATACATTACAGGGATGTTACGCAGGATAGGAAGCTCTTCGTAAACCGTCTTCTCGTCATCACTGGCGATCGCACGCTTCAAGGTCACGCGCGCGTCGATTGTATTCGTGTCTTTATCCCAAGACTCGACTACCGCCGGGATCTGCGTATGCACATCCAGCAGACGATTTTCGATCGCGCGGCGCAAAAGCTCCGCTTCTGACGGTTCGCTAGACATCTAGTAATCAAGCTAATTTGACAGCAGCCGCTTCGAAATTAACATACCACTCTTGGTCACGTATATCACCTTCGAATTCGATCTTCTCGACACGGAAGAAACCGCTAACCGTTTCGGCGTCGACTTCGATCAGAACTCCTGGTTTTAAGTTCTCTTGGATGAGCGAAGTTCCTGTAAGTTTACCTTTACGATCGATCTTAGGGCTATCTACAAGTCCTGTACTCTCAGATAGAAAAACAGCCTTAGTATTGAGTGCGGCAC